GAGAATCGTATGCGACGGCGAGTGGGGTGTCGCTGAAGGTTTAATCTATAACAACGTGACTGTCAAGGAATTTGACAAAGACGAGTTGCTGCAAAATCCTGATAACAAGTTGTGCATCGGCCTTGACTTTGGTTTCACTCACGATCCAACCGCTTTGTGTTGCTCGTTGATAAACGACAAAACAAAAGAAATACACATCTTTGACGAAGCGTACAGAGTCGGGCTGATAACCAAGGAAGTCGCTAAGATGATAAAAGATAAAGGGTATCATCGCTCTACAATCATCGCAGATAGCGCAGAGTCTCGATTGATTGAAGAGCTTAGGTCAGAGCATGGCATATCTCGAATTAAAGAGAGTAGGAAAGGAAAGGATAGTATCATGGCAGGCGTATCCAAATTGCAAGGATACGCTATTTATGTGCATCCGAAATGTGAACATATCATGGACGAATTTTACAGTTATTGTTACCAACGAGATAAAGAAGGTAATTGGTTGAACAAGCCAGAAGATAAGAATAACCACTTGATGGACGCGCTTCGATATAGCCTTCAATGTATTGAAGGTGTCAAAGCAACTGTTCGCAGACGGTCAGATTTTGGTTTATAGAAAGGAATTAAATGTATCAGATTTTAACTTATCCGCGAGAGGGATATGACGAAACGGCTTTAAACAAAGAATTGATTTACAAGCTGATTCAGAAACACACGCAAGAACGCCAACGATTGAAGAACTTGAAGAAATACTACATGGGCGAACATGCTATCTTGAAACATGAGCGACGTAATAAGAATGCGCCGAACTTCAAGACAGTAGCCAATCACGCTAAGGATATTGCTGACACCGCCACAGGTTACTTTATGGGCAATGCAATCAAGTACAACAACACTGCTGAAGGTGATATCGAATCCTTACTTGTGGCGTTTGATGGTGCTGAGATTGACCAGGTAGACACACAGAACGCATTGAACATGTCTATCTACGGCCGTGCTTACGAGTACATCTACGCAAAAGAAGGACTGACTGAACTCGATTCTACTAGCGTAGATCCTGAGAATGTATTCCTGGTTTATGATGATAGTATCGAACGCAAGGTTCTCTTTGCAGTGTACTACTACGAAATCAAGGATGATACAAAGGATGCTACTAAGTATCAAGCTGAAGTCTTTACTCAAAATCTGCATTATCACATTGTGCTGCATGATTCAAGTGCAGGAACAACACAGAACGAACAAGTAGAACCACACAATCTTGGACAGGTTCCGATCATCGAATACCGAAACAATCACTTTGCGATTGGTGACTACGAGCAACAAATCAGCTTAATCGATGCTTACAACTCGTTGATGGGTAATCGTGTCAATGACAAAGAACAAGCAGTCGAGTCTATTCTCGTATTGTACGGTGCACAATTGGCTGATAACCTGGAAGATGCCAGAGAAGCAATGAGCATTCTTGCTGAAGAAGGTCTCTTGGAATTGCCAACAGATGCCAAGGCTGATTTCTTGAAGAATGCCCTGGACGAGAATGCTACTGAAATCTTGCGCAAAGCTCTGAAAGAAGACATTTACACATTCAGCCATGTGCCAAATCTGACAGATGAGAACTTTGCAGGCAATAGCTCGGGCGTGGCCATGGAATTTAAGTTGCTAGGTCTTGAAATGATTACTAAGACCAAGGAAGCGAACTACAAGCGTGGTATCCGTCAACGTATCAGCATTTTTGCTCATTATTTAGGTATGCAGCAGATTGCTCTTGAGGCACACTCAATTGTGCCACAGTTTAGCCGTGGTTTGCCTAAGAATTTACTTGAATTGTCACAGGTTATCAATAATCTTGAAGGTAAGGTGTCGCTTCGTCAGCTTATTTCTCTTTTGCCATTCGTTGAAGATCCTGACGCTGAATTGGAAGACCTCGAAGAAGAGAAAGAAAAAAACATGGAACGTGTGCCATTTTTTAACCAGGTAAACACGAAACCGGACGAAGAGGTGACAGATGAAGAACCAAGACTATTGGACCAAGAGGAAGGCTAATCTCATCTATGAGCAGATGGATAAGGCTGAGAAGCAAGCAGACAAGTTTGATGGTGTCTACAGGCAATCGAAAGCTTATCTAGATAAACAAATCAACAAGATATTTGACAAGTTTCAACGTGATTATGGTTTGAGTGAGCGTGATGCTCGTCATGTCTTGAAGAACATGAAGGACCAGAAAGACCTAAACGAACTTCGCAAGGTGCTTGAAGCAAGACCGGACGACCCGAATATCCAAAGGTTACTGGCTGATTTGGACAGTCCGGCTTACGCTTATCGCATGAAGCGTTTAGAACGTTTGAACGACGATTTAGACCGTATGCGTGAGTCTATCTATCATTCTGAGAAGAAAGGCTCAGATGCCTTTTATAGCGACTTGATGAAGGATAGCTACTACAAAGCTACCTTTGACTTGCAGCAGCAAACAGGACTTGCTTATAGCTTCTCCGACTTACCTGAAACAGAAATCAAACGTCTACAAGGTCTAAAATGGACAGGAGAGGCCTATTCGGACAGAATATGGTCAAATACTGGGGCGCTCGCTTCAAGTGTGAAAGACGAGCTTTTAGTAAGTCTCATGACTGGCCGAAGCGTAAGAGATACATCTCAAGCAATCGCTGAACGTTTTGAGGTTGGTCAAAACAAAGCTAGACGCTTGGTGCGGACAGAGTCAGCGTTCTTTCATAACCAGATGGAACTGCTTAGCTATGAAGATGCCGAAATTACAAAGTGTAAATTCGTAGCAGTCTTAGACAAGCGCACATCTCACATTTGCCAAGAGCACGACAACAAGGTTTACGATACGGACAAGGCTGTTCCTGGTGTGAACTATCCACCACTACACCCTTGGTGCAGGTCTACGACCATCGCCCATGATGACGATATAGACTACAGCAAGCTTGAGCGTAGGGCTAGAAATCCTGAAACAGGAAAGGTCGAGTACGTACCTGCTGATATGAGTTATAAAGAGTGGTATAGCAAATATGTTGTGAAAGCTAGAGATAGTAAAAGTGTTGAAAAACCTAAGAAAAATATAAAAACATTTGACTTTTATCCATTATCGGAGGATAATATAGGTGACAAAGAAAGAATATTAAACATATCTAAAAGATTGAAGACAGTTTCGGAAGAGTACGAAAAAGAAACTGGTAAAAATATTTTAGAATTATTCTCAAATAAAAAAATGACAGATCGTTCCAAACCGTATGATGATGAGAAGTCTAAATTTATAAGATTTTTATATAAACGAGTTGGCTATGATAGGAAACCGAATATTCTCAATGACAACGATATTGTTGGATTAGAGACCATATACCGTGGTGTAAGTGATAGTGAATCTGGAGAAATAAATTCAAAAACTTTAAAGGATAATTTCAGCAAAGGCAAACTAGACTTAAGTGGTAGAGCAAAATCTGCTCATGGGCGTGGTATATATTTCGGAAGTCGTTTCGTTGCTGAGAGATATGCTAATAAAGGCACAAATCCATTGCTAATCAAAGCTTTTTACGACCCTTCTGATTTTAAATTTTTAACTGACGAACTTTATAAAAAAGAAAAACACACTTGGTTGAAAAAAATAGACGACGACAATGAATTATATGAGTATTACCATTTTTTGATGAGTCAAATAGGAATAAATGACTCTAATGCAGATGTTTTTGCTGTTCTGCATGGTTATGATGGTTATAAAGCAATACATAATGATGGATTGTATACAGTTGTTTATAATCGCAGTAAGTTAGGAGTGCTTAAAGATGATTAAAATTTCAATCAGTTTATTGCTAGATGCAATCGAAGATAATATTGACGACGAAGCGCTTCAATCTATCGATTTTGAGAGCCAAATTAGAAAAATTACAAAAGAATTCCAAGGTGAAAATGGTGAATTCTTAGTAAAAGAAGAAGCGTTTGAAACATTACCTTTGGATAGAGAGATAAAAGATAAAATCATCGACCAAATAAAACAAAATAGTCAAAATGTCTTTGAAGATGATTTTGACACATTGTTGCAATTATATTATTAAGCACCTAGAGAAATCTAAGTGCTTTTTTCGTGCTCAGAAAGGATTGAAAATGGATAAAGCAAAAATTAGGATAACTAACGTAGAATTTTCAGGATCAAACGAAATTGAATCAGCGACAGTGAAACTAGAATTAGATATTCATGGGGCAGATACGTTCAGCGCGATTGAGTTACTACCTAAAATATTAACCGACATTTCTTCATTATCGTATGAAGTTGATTTGTTTTAAGGAGTAAAGATATGTTTATCTGGGATTGGGTATCAATCGCCTTTGGGTGGTTGGTATTCTTTTGGCTATTTGTTTTAATTGTAGGAACTATTCTTGCGATTTTAACAGGTTTCAGAAATAGAAAGTAGGTGATCCGACATCTTGACTGGCAGGAATAAACCGCTATAAATTACTATAAATTAGTGAATTGAAGAAAGGAATAGAAAAAATGGAAGATTGGCAAAGACGTTTTATCGATGAATACAATGCGCTTAAGGATAAATATACAAAATTACATAAAATGGTTATCAAATACGAAGCTGGTACGCTCAATTTTGAACCAAAATGCTCAATTGAAGTTTTAAAAAATCAAAAGTGCGCTATGGGTCATTATTTATACTGGCTAGAAATTCGAGCAGAAATCGAAGGAATCGAATTATAAAACTTAACCGTATGGAATCCCGTACGGTTTTTATATTGTCCAAGCATTGAAGACTCTAAAAGCTATGGAAAATACAGTCGGGGACGACTTTAAAAATAGGAGGTTCGCAATGAACGAAGAAACACAAACAGTCGAAACGGTTGAAGAGCAAAAGGTATCTGCAGAACCTACAGAGCAACCGCAAGACGAGAAGAAGTACACGGACGCAGATGTCGATGCTATCATCGATAAGAAGTTTGCCAAGTGGAAATCAG